GTAGCGCATATCACACAACTAAAGATGGTAGAAGAGTTAAAAAAGGACTTTACTACTACATGAACAAAAGAAAAAAAGCAGGTACAAGCAGACCAGGTAAAGGAACTGTAAGTACAAAGGCATTAAAAAGATCTGCGAAAACTGCTAAGAAGGCGTAATGCGTAAAGCTGACAATATGCCAGCTAGAAACAAGAAAAACTTCAGACCTACGAAGTCTGGAGCGGGTATGACACGAGCCGGTGTCGCTGCCTACAGAAGAAAAAATCCCGGTTCAAAATTAAAAACAGCTGTGACCGGTAAAGTTAAAAAAGGGTCCGCTGCCGCTAAAAGGCGAAAATCTTACTGCGCAAGAAGTGCAGGACAAATGAAACAATTTCCTAAAGCTGCGGCTAATCCAAACTCACGACTAAGACAGGCACGTAGAAGATGGAAATGTTAAATGAAAAATGCAATATTAGACGCACTAGAAGATAGATATACCGCACAAATTTCAGAAGCCGACGCTACAATTAAAATATATTTAGAAAATTCTGTAGGTATTGGTGAGCACCCACAACACATAGATGAGATAGATAAACAGTTTCAAAAAATTGCAGATGCTCAAGAAAAGTTACAAGCAATTAAAGATTTTAGGGAGCCTAGAAATGCCCTTTAGATCTGAAAAACAACGAAAGTATTTATTTGCAAAAAAACCTACCATTGCAAAAAAATGGAGTAAAAAATATGGTAGCAAAATAGTTAAAAAAAGGAAAAAGAAATAATGGATGAAATGACATTTATAGACAAGATAAGAAAAATAATTAGAATGAGACATGATGATGTTGTGTCAGCTATGGCGTCTGGTGGTGTTGACAATATGGAAAAATACAATTATATGTTAGGTCAGATACGAACGTATCAATATTTAAGTCAGGAAATATCCAGCCTGCTAAACAAAAAGGAGCAAAA